TATACGGCCATTACGAGTCACTTACTGCTGACTTATGGTTTAGTAGAACGTGGAACAGAATTAGTGGAAATCTACTTACATCTGCAAACGTCTCAAAACTTAATTCCACAAAACAGGAACTGTCAACCCTTTTAAAGAATGCGCGTTTAGTAAAGCCCCACTTGAATGGATATAAGCGCCAAGACTTACTTAAAGATGAAGCACTACGCCTTGAATGGGCCGCGTCTGTACATGGCGCATGGGCCAGAGGCGGATATAAAAATAAGTCTGATGAATTAAGAACCATTAAACGATTCGATGAAATTCACAACCAACTTGAAGACGCTCCAAGAAATGGCGAAGAGCGTGGATTTATGCGCTCAGTTATTAAGGGCGTTAAGGATGCGCTTAAAAAAGATGGTACTGATATTACTACGGCAGACATTCAAGCCGTACTTTGGTATCACGAAAAAGACCTTTATGCTAAACTTGGCGTAGGCGATTCAAAATCAGAGGCAACAGATTATGAGCAAGCGGCAAGAAGACTCCTCGCCGAAAAACGTCCAGACTTGGGATTCGACCATGTCCTCAGAGGAAGTCGAACAACAGATAGAACAGGACGTACAACACAACGTCAAGGCGATTCTGGACGCAAGCCCGGAAGAACTAAAAGAGATGCTGAAGACGTAGAGGCGCAAAGCCTAATCCCCATCGACAAGCCCGCCTCTGGCGGGTTTTCTGCTTCTGGGCTACGACAAGCCCTTGTCAGCAGATTTGGCGCTAAAGGAATCGCTCGTCTTGAAGCAGACGGCATCCTCGTAATTGTTGAATCCGCCGCGGACTTACCCGTGGGACTCATCAAGGATCAGGACGCGGCTCAACGTGCCCGTGGTTTGTTCGATCCTAAGACCAATACCGCTTACCTCGTAGCCAACCGTCTCAACGGGATCACCGCCCCCAAGGTTCTTCTACATGAGGTCGGCACTCACTTCGGCCTGAAAAGGATGATCGGGAATGAGGCATACGCCAACCTGATCATAGAACTTGAGGCTGGCAAGGACACTATCTTCAAGCCGTGGTACGACAGGATCAGGGCGGACTACAGTGGCAGGGTTAATGAGGGAACAGATCGCTTCGCAGAAGAAGTGCTTGCCGCTATCGCGGAAGACACTAGTGAGATCACGTTACCACTTAGGACGCGCATCTGGAGAGCCGTAAAAGAGTTCCTGTTTGGTACAGGTCTACCAAGAAATCTGACGCCCCAAGAGATTGGCTACGTTATTCAAGGCTCCCTCAGAAAAGCGTTGCGCCAGAACGATCTCGCTCTGGCGAAGTTGCCTCGGTTTATGGGGATGGAGGGTGGAGATGCCCAACTCGGAAGTGCGGCTATTGCGTTCCCAGAGTACACGCCCCCGACCAGAGCGCTAACGCAGGAACATAGACGCTACGACATCATCAGCGCCGTGGATAAAGTGCTGACCAGAAGCGAGGAGTTACGCCTCCGAAGAAATATGGACGGCATGATGAAAGTAGCCGAACGGGTCTATAAGAAAGGTTACAAAAACATCGATGTCCATCTCCCTGTCGTCTCTCCGACCACCAGCATCACCTCTCGGTATGCGATGTTCAAGAACACCCAGACAGGTACTGAACTGGTGATCAGGATGTCTGATCACGCTAAAGACCCGTTTGTTGCGGCAGGCTCGTTCCCGTTTGTGTCCTACAACAATGGGCACAAGATGGACATGGTTGACCTGACCGACATCGAGAGAGCGGTGAAGTTGCTGTCCACCGGAAAACTCGACGGCATGAATGGCCTTGAGTTCCAGTTTGAGCATTCCTTTGGTGACGGTGTCGCTGGGGTGTCAAAAGCCAACAGCCAGAAGTTCACCTACCAGCAGTTCCTGAAAGCGCTCCAGAAAAAGAACCCCAGTATGTTTGCCCGGGTTCAGGACAACGCCCAGATGGAGTTGCGAAGTGGGGCGGTGATTGGAGAGGAAGGCCCAGTGTTTGCTCTCAATCCAAACTCAGGTCTCGATGCGGAATCACAGGCCGCGATCAATAAGACCAAAGGAGATAACGCCAGACGAAGCGCAGGGGAGATTGTTTCCGATGCCCGTAATCGATGGTGGCAAAGGACAGTTCAGTACTGGGTGGACGCCTATCGGCCAGTCAAGAATCTGCTGGGGGATCAGGCCACACGCGCATGGCAGATGATGCAGTTGTCTGAGAACGCACACGGGATGCTTCATGCCATGCTCCACTATGGTAGCCCCAAAGCGTCCTATCGGAATGGGCAATTCGACTGGTACGACGTGGACTTTTCGAACGACGGCCTTCTTGATATCTTGAAAGACCTCGATGGTGAGGCAGACAGGTTTATGGCTTGGATGGTCTACACCCGGGCTAATCGCCTCAATAAAGAGGAGCGCGAAAAGAATTTCACTGAAGATGAAATCACGACTGGGCTTCAACTGAACCAGCATAAGTCCGAAAAAGACAGGATGACAAGCGGCAGAGATCGCCGTGTTGTGTACCAGAAGGCGATGCGGAAGATGTCCAAGTTGCAGGACTCAGTCTTGCAGATGGCGCTCGATGCCGGGGTGATCAGCGAGGAGGTAAGAGAAGACCTTAAAACGGATTTTTATGTCCCGTTCTACCGGGAGTTCACTTCTGACGGGAAGACCTCTGTTAAGTCTCCGACGCCAGCGCATGATTTCGTCAATATCAAGAGCGTTGTAACGCGGCTCCGGGGTAGTGAAGAGAACATCCATGACGCTCTTCACAATATGATGATGAACTGGACGACGATCATGTCTGCCGCCATGAAAAACCGTGCTGGCGTAGCCGCGATGGACGCCGCCGTTAACGCTGGAGCGGCAACACTACTGACCAGTAAAAAAGATATTGCCAGCATTGAGTTCTCCAAAGGCAAAAGCCGCAACGAGAAATTCGATTCCTTTGTCTACGTTCTAAAAGATGGCAAGAAAGTCTGGTACGAAGTAAACGACGCCCTTGTTCTGAATGCGATGTCATCCCTTGCATGGGGTGGTGTGGACTCTAAAGCGCTCAGGACATTGTCTACGTTCAAGCGATGGCTAACTATCGGTGTTACAGCCTCCCCCGCTTTCAAAATTCGCAACATGATCCGTGACACGGTTCACTCAATAGCGGTCGGAAAACTGTCCTACAACGCCTTCGGGAACGCCACCAAGGGTTACGAAGCCTTAAAGAACGACAACCTTGTTACCGCCCGGATGATGATGGGTGGAGGCACGTTCCAGTTTGGCTTTTTCAACGATGATCCCGCGGCTATTCGTAGGATGGTGGATGCAGTTGGTGAAGGTCGCATTATCAATACTACTGCTAAAGCCCGGAAGGTTTTAGGCGGCTTGTTTGGCTGGTATCAGGACATCGGCAACAGGATGGAGAACGCCAACCGCGCCTCGCTCTATATGCAAAGAGTTGAAGAGGTTGGGCATCTAGCGGCGTCACATGAATCCAGAGACCTGATGAACTTCTCCTCTCACGGTAGGGGCGTTGCCGCACAATGGTTGATGGCGAGCCTGCCTTTCGCCAATGCTCGCTTACAAGGTTTGTCAAAGTTGGCCCGCTCAGGGGCAAAAGGGGAACGCGCCAGACTGCTTACTGTTGTCGGCACAGTGACCCTTGCCAGCATCTTGCTCCGTCTTTCCTACGAGGGAGATGAAGACTACGAGGAACTGGAAGAATGGCAGAAAGATACCTACTGGCCAATCAAAGTTCCCGGCACTAAAGACTTCTTCTTCATCCCTAAGCCCTTCGAAATCGGGGCTATCGCCTCAGTAGGCGACCGGATCACTGAGAATTTCATTCGTGACATCGGGGGAGGGTCTGGGATTTCCAAGTACACCCAACTGAGGATCATGGAACTAATCACTCACCAGTTGGCGATGGATTGGAGACCGCAGATCGTCAAGCCTGTGGTTGAACTGTGGCAGAACAAGAATGCGTTCACTGGCAGGCAGATCGAGAACCTCACTTGGCAGTTGAACGAGATACCCAACGAATTGCGGGTTAGGGCTTACACATCTGACTTCGCAATAAAGACTTCGTGGGCGATGGGCGAGATTCTCGATGTCATGCCAGATATGTTTGGCAAACTGAAAAAGCCAGATTTCTACCCCTCTCCTGTTCAGGTGGATCATCTGATAAAGGGCTACTTTGGCTGGCTGGGCGCGACCACGACCGGCTCGTTCGACATCCTTACTGACGCTATTGGGGAAGAAGTCAGCCCCCTCTCAAGGCTTGATGAAATGCGTGGCCTTGTCCCGGCAGGATCGTTCTTTTCAGGGGCACCCCGCAAGACCACTAAATACCTCACGCTGTTCTATGAACAGTTGGGGGAGGTTAAATCCCTAAAGGCCTCCTACGACGCTTACAAACGGCGGCGAATGGCAGATGAAGCCCGGGCAGTGGTTGATGATAACCGTGACGTGATGCGCTGGCTCAAGACTTACAACCGGGCTAACAAATCGATACAGAAAATTAACAAGCGAATCGGATTTATCTATGACGATAAAAAGATGACCCCGGCAGAAAAAAGAACAGAACTGGACAGGCTCAATGAATTGAAGGTGGGAATCGCCAAAAAGATCGTCCTAATCAGGGCTGAAAGAGAGGATGAAGAGGGCGTTGACAGCATGAATCCACTCGGCAGTCTGAGGTCAAATTAGTGCGCCATTTCCCTTTATGGTTACCTCTTGTTTGTGTATTGTTCTCAGGATGCGGCACGATGACCAAGGTTGGAATCACCGCGGCCACCACGACTGTAGGGGCTGTTGCCGCAAACGTCCCCGGAGCAATCGTGGGGGCTGTCGCCGGTGATCTAGCCGGGGAAATTATCGTTGAGCCGATTCTGACGATCTATGAACATAAGAGAAAAACCGGGCATATTGTCGAGAGAAAGGTTGACTCAATATGGACGTTACTAGCACGAATGAGCGAAGTCGCTGGATGGGTCTTGGGGGCTTTCTTGATCATCCCTCTCGTCCTGCCCCTACTGATCGGTTGGATCATCCCAGCGCCGGGAAGCAGAAAAAAATGAGTTGTAGGCATTCGGTGGTGCGGGTGTCATGGATCGACGCGGAGCAATTTTCGGGCTGGTCTACCTTAAAGGACGAAACACCTTGGGTGGTCTTTACCGTGGGTTATCTGATCTCGTCAGGAAAAAAGAAAACGGATTTTGTTGTGCTGGCGGACTCGCACTTACCCGACACTGACCAATATGGCGGGCTGAACAAGATACCCAAGGGCATGGTACTGGAGATTGAGACCTTGGTTGAAGCGGTTCCCTGTGGTCACTTTTATGAAAATACTCGTCATACCCGACACTCAAATTAGGCCGGGGGTTCCTATCGTCCAGATGAAATGGGCGGCACGGGCCATCAAAGACTATAAGCCCACTCATGTGGTTCACCTCGGTGATCACTGGGATTTCCCCTCCCTCAGTTCCTATTCCAGCAGGAGAGAGATCGAGGGCCAGAGGGTTATCGAGGACATCGAGGCTGGTAACAGAGCAATGACCTTGTTTTGGAAAACCCTCAAAAATGTCAAGAAATTACCCGAGTTTCACCTTCATGGCGGCAATCACGAACACCGGCTGACCCGATATGTGGATGACCACCCTGTGCTGGAGGGCGTCCTCTCGGAAGAATCAATGAACCGGCAGGGCTGGAACTTCCACCCCTTTAAGAACGTGAACGAGATTGGTGGTGTGTATTTCACACACTATTTCTATGCCCCCTACACGGGCCGTGCCTACGGCGGCACAGCGCACAATATCCTCCGTAATGTGGGTTTGAGCCTGTGTGCTGGCCACCGACAAGGTAAAGATGTGGCCGCGAGAGCGTTGCCCACGGGACAGGTGCAAAGAGCGCTGATCTGCGGTAGTTGTTATCTTCACGACGAGGAGTACCTTGGGCCGCAGGCCAAGGAATCATGGCAGGGGATCGTCATGCTAAACGGCGTCGAGAACGGTGACTACGACATGATGGAGTTGAGCCTGAAGTACCTGTGCAGGCGCTACGAGAAAAAAGAATTAGCGGATTACCTTGTTGAGCAGGGGATCGAGACATGAACGATGAATACTACTTAAACAAGGAACCAAATATGCGACTACCCGCCCAGCGTCAGATCAGTAACCCCCAGTTTCAGTCAGCCCTGATTGAGGCGAAGACAATGCGGGGGAAACTGGCCGCGTGTTACGCGATGCTGTCGCAACAGGGCGCTTTCTCAGACTCGCCTCCTGAGATTTGGGCATTAAGGCAGGAGGTCGCTGAACACACACCACCGGAGTTGAGAGATGGATAAAAAATCAGACCACAAGATCACTAAAGAAGCCGCCTCTGGGGCGGCTTCTTCAATTAAGAAGCGGGTGATGCCAGTCGGCAAGCCGTTTGTTAAGAACGATCCCCGGATCAACAGAGCAGGGCGACGGATCGGATCGCGCAACAAATTCTCGCAGGCGTTCACGGATGCCATGCTCATCGACTTTGAGCAGTACGGCGAGTCCGTGATTGCCGAGGTCAGGCAGAAAGACCCGTCCACTTATGTGAGGATTGCTACCGCTTTGATCCCTTCAAAGACAGAGCAAGAGATCGAAGTCAAAGATACCTCAGCCGAGAGTGTCAGCGAGATCGACTGGGATGTCATCGTCGGAGGGAAGAAGGGTTAAGAGCGAGGGGGCCACGCTCCCAATCAACCAACCGCCAAAGCGGCTCTGCGAGGACAAAAAGAAACGCGCTCTTTGAGGATGCCCCCCCGCCAAGCGCGATTCTGTGGGGATGCTGGGGCAAAAACAACCAGCATCTACACTAACTGCAATGTATAGTACCCATAACTGTTTCAACGAAAGTTGGTGATTCCCGCTCGACATTTGGTAAAGTGTTGAAATAGAATGGTTTATTTACTAGAATTTGCTCCTCACTGGGGGATCGTCTAGCGGTAGGACTGCGGACTCTGACTCCTGTGACCGCACTTTAATATCAAGCACTTAAATAGGGTCACAGGGAGATAGACTTTACGCTGACTGTCCATATTTCCTTACCCACAGGCTGGGGCCAGTGTCGTACCAGTCCACCAAGGTCTGTGCCGCTTTCAGCAGATTGGTTGTCTCCAGCGCGGTGTACTGCGCTGTGACATCGCCTGCGGCGTGGCCCATTAAATCCTTGATGGTTTTGGTCGGCACATCCATCGCCTTGAGTCTGGTGGCGAAGGTATGTCGCAGATCATGGAACCTGAACGCATGGCCCGCTCCTCTGGCATCTGCCAGCCCTACGTCCCGTACCGCCTTTTTAAAGCGCTGGTTGCCCAGCAGTGAGCGATAGCGGGCGCGTTCCTCACTGATGCCACTAGTGAAGATTCCCTTGTCCGAGCGAACGCGCTTGGGGTAGGTGAAGACAAACTCCCGGTGCTGGCCCCGTTTCCGCTCGATGATGTCAGCGGCGATAGAGTTCAGCACCACCCGATGTGGCAGGCCGTTTTTGTTGCCGATATCAAATACCGATCCCAGACCGCGGATCACCACCTCCTGATCCCACTTCAGCCCCCGGATGTACTTATCCCGAAGGCCGGTGTGGATACCAAATAATGCCGCGTCCGCCAAGTCAGGCGAGAGGCGCTTTAGCAACTCGCGCTCCTGCCCTTGGGTTAAAGGATAACCCTTGACCTGACACTCCGCCAATTTAGCGATATGCCCGGGAGATTCAATCCAAACGCGGTTGTGATCGTCCCGCCAGTCCGTGTGTGCCAATTTTAAAATATGGCCCAGCACGTCAAGACGCTTGTTGATCGTCCCCGCCGAATTTCCTCTCACTTCCCGACAATACTTGATCATCGCCACCACCTGTGGGTGCTTGGTGTGGATAAGTCGCATGGGAACTAACCCCAAAAACCTTTCCAGCACTTCGCAGTGGAATTTCGCGTCCTTGATCTGGTGATCAGAAATCCGCGTTTCCCAGTACTCCTTGATGCCATCGTTCAGTGTGAACACTCTGCGCGGTGGCCCCTCTTCCAGTTCCCGCTTGGTCTTCAAGATAACCTTGAGCAGAGTCTCTGCCGCTACCTCGTAGTCAGTCTCAAAGGTACTTCCGCGGATTCTGGCCTTATTTTGCGTTGGGTAAAAAGATAGCGCGGCTGGTATTTCTACCACGCGATCCATCTGCCAAACGCCGTTCCTTGAATCTCGACTCAGTCCTTTCATATCCGTCTCCGAGTCGAGCGGGTATCACGCGCAATTCTATCAATAAACTCGTCCAAATCGCGCTTTTTGTAGTAAACCTTCGCGCCAATCTTAAAGCGCGGCAGACTGGGTCTGACATGGCGCTCAAACGCCGAGCGGCCCAAGCCCAGATAGCGTTGCGACTCGGATTTGTTGAGCAGGCCATGTCCATCGGGCGGCGGCTTTTCCTTTTTTCGCAGAACCTCCCATGATTTTTTGGCCCAAGCGGCATTAAGTAACTTCAAGTTGTTCAGCCTGTTTCAGGTTCATGTAAGACCGGGGTAACGCCGTTCGGGAAATACACGGCCTGACCCCCGGGTAGCACGAAAAGGGGGTGGCCGTCATAAAACACGGCTTTCGGTCGCCGCCCGGGGTGGTAAGCGCTGGTCAGCACTTTTATTGGCAACCGGAATCCCCGCCACTCCTTGTGAGGGTGAAGCCCGTCATAGCACTGTGTACCTTCAGAACGGGATGTCATCGTCAAAATCCTCGTCTTTGGCTGGTTGCTCAGTGAACTCTTTGGGGGTTTTGGCCCGGATTGAACCTGACAACCGTATCGCCCCAGCCTGCGTCTCGCCGCGCCAGATGGATACCCAGACCTCGGCCTGCCCTGCGCCAAGGCCAAGTTCAGAAAGGTCAATCAATCCGTCGCCGGTGTAGGACGGGTCAGTATCGCCCCGGCGTTTTTGGTTTTTCAAAAGTGAAAATCGGTTTGGTTTATGCTCGTAGGCCATTAGGCTCCCTCATATAGAACGGTGGATTGAACTTCTTCCGGGTAAACCCGCTTCCGGCGAAGATTGGGAGGTCTTTCGCCAGAAACGACATAGGCCCAGAATTCTGCGAGGAGCGGCATCAGCCATTCCCAGTATTCTTGGTTGAAGGGGACAAGCCAGATTCGTTGCTCTTCTGGCGTCCATGATTGAAAGTGGCATCGGGGTAATCGGCATACGGCGAGTTGTGTCTGAATCTGAGCCATATGCTGAGGTGAGATGTGTTCATATGGGTCTTTAGCGCGGCATTTGATTTCATGCAGACCCACCCCCAAAATGACCCCGTCAGGAGAAGCGCCCAGCCAATCGTGGTGATCATCAAGAAAAAGACCAACAGGGTAAGAGAGGTCACCCATAACACGCTCCCACGCATCTCTTGCATCCTCTTCATGTTCGCTCCCGTATAACATTGGTGGAGTAACTGGCCGCTCTTTACCGTTAAGGCCTTCCCATAACCCAGCCCTTGATTGATATGCCCCTTCAAGTCCGGCGGCTGAACCAGCGTTGGATGCGGTGAGAACTCCCTTACGCCACCAAAACCATTCTGGGGAACCCTGCTCACA